GCGTCATAATCTTCACGATGCACTCAGACGAGGTCTTCTTGACCGGCGTGCTCGTATCTTCCACGGCGCCAGACACCGTACCCTCGGACAGTTCACCGTTCCCGCCAAACGCAACCTCGTGCCTGATAGGCGCACCAGTGGCTTGATCCCAGGTGATCGCCACGTTGTCGCAGATCGCCTTATCGGCGGCGCAGGACACACCCTTGTCGTTGTCGGGCTCGATGATGCCCTTGAACTGAAACAACTCGGCGGGCTTCAGTGCCGGCGTCGCGCCATACGCACTGTATGACCCGCTCCAGTCCAGATTGCCCGGAACCTGGATCGGCGCGCCCTTCGTGTTGCTCGCGACCGCCGCGTGAATCTCGGCGCTCTTCTCGATGCCCCAAGACCCGACCGCCGCAATCGCGGAACCGCCGTTCATTACCCAGCCTTCAACGCCAGTAATAAGCCCCATAGCTAATCCTCTCTCAAGAGGGTCAATGGAAAGTTCATGTGGGCCTCACATGCCCAGATGGAGGTCCATCCCAGCAGGCCGCGATCTTCGATCTCTGAGTCGCTGATCTCGGTCAGGTTCATGTGCGTACAGAACGCATGGCCGCGCCACTCCAGGTCGCTCTTGATCGACCTGAAGTCCGCCATTGCCCGGAACGCTTGAAACTCGATGTCGAAAAGCAACCCGACCGAGCGCTCGCCCGTCGCAACGAATATGGAGAATCGCTTGACCAGTACGGCAGCGCTCGAATCGTGATGCAGGCTCGGACCGGAGCCGACCGGGATGATGATCAGTGTCGGCAGGTCGGCACTCGCGATCTCGTCGAGCTTCGGCACCGGGTCGTCGAGATACTTGACCCGGTTCCCCGGCTTGACCAGTCCAGACCAGCCCTTGTGCCGCTCCAGCATATCCCAGAGCGCGTCGTACACCTGCCGGTATGGATTGACCGTCGAGCTCATTTGATCCAGGTCTCCATCTTTCGGAGCCCACTATTCAGATCGCGCTTCATACGCTGGACAGTGTTGGCATCCGGCTTGACGATGATCCGCCGACGTGGGACCCGACCGAGCCCCTTGTGGTGAATCTCCGCGAGCTTGGCGATCGTCAGACGTTTGGCTTTGGGGTGACGTGCGCCGCCGCCGTAGCCGACGCGGACACCCTTTCGGAGTAGGCGCCGCAGAGATCCGGGATTCTCTATGTTCGGATCGAGAGCGCCCCGGAGAGTTCCGGTATCGATGAGCGTCGCAAACGACCGCGGGCCTTTGTGCCCACGCCGCGCCTTTCGCCGCCGTCGCTTCGTGCTCTCTGCGAGCGGAGGCCAGTCACCACCCCCCCGACTCAGTCGCCCGAATCGTCGATGTGCATACGCCCGATATCGTACAGCCCATTGGAGATACACCTCGCGCAGCGGTCCCGAGCCCCGCCGAATCTTGTCGGCGAGGCGCTCCAGCGGACGGATGTTCACTCGCACACTCATCAGGTCGTGATCGCCTTCGGAACTGACGCGGCGGACATCGGGGAATCCAGGCGAATCTTCGTCGAGAGGATCGCAGTGAATTGCCGTTCCACCTCTTCCCGGTGCCAGTGCATCTTGTGGAGAGGGCGCCCCGTATCCCCGTCGATCTCCTGCATACCCCGGGTTTCGTAGAGCCAGAGCATCGCCAGGCGATTCGCGATATCGATGATCGTGGGGGGCGTACCGGTCCCGGCCGTCAAGACAACCGGGACCGTGTACGGCGAGGGCCTAAGGCGATCGTCGATCTCCCCGTCCGCGTAGGCGATCGCGGCAGTGATGCGTGCGTCGATCGTGGCCTCACTGCCGTCGCCATCGAGGTCCGCCCACTTCTCGATGTTGACGGCGCCGAACTGCGTTTCGAGCTTTGCCCGCGTGGTATACGCCACGTTGAACCTCCAATCGCGTCTAGGCGAGCGTCAACTTGAGGCACGCACTCGGGCAGTGGTTCAGAGGAAGCACGTCCGAGGTGGTGATCAGGTCAATGCCAGTGTCATCCGGCCGCACGATCTGCTTGGCGTAGTACGGCTGGCCGACCGTGTTGACCGTCTGGATGTACGGGGCAGGGGCGTAGTGCTCGACGAACATATTTGGCACGCCGATTGGAACCATGCGGGCCGTGTTGGCCGCAATCATGGGAACGCCGCCGATGCTGCCCGTGTAGTTCTCCCAGATGCAACCCCAGAGCGGGAACCCGGCCCGCGGGTCGTCGCGCTTCCAGGCGCCGTTCTGCCAACGGTCCCACGCCGCCTCGACGGTGGCGTATTCGATGAAGGCGTCCCAGAAACCATCCGAGCAGAACACGTGCGGATGGTCGTACGTGGTTGCCCCAAGCGCGGCGTCCATGGCGCGCAGAGCCTTCAGCATGTCGGCCCTGGTGTCTGTGGCATCCACGATCTGCGTCGTTTCGGAGACTCCGAACTCCGTATACAGGTTGTAGATTTCGGTGGTCCCGTCGGCGTCAAGGATGCTGCCTTGGATCGCGCCCGCCCGCAGGTGCTCCTTGGTCACTTCGTGGCATGGGAGAATCTCCGCGAAGTGCTCGGCCACAATCGACATCACGCCCTCGGTTTGATCCTGCGTGCCGAAGGCCCGCACGCCGAGCACGTCGTCTGCGTTGATCCCGTCGTCGATGCGGAGGTGGGCGGCGGTGAAGTCCCGCGCCGTGCGCGTCCCCCGCGTATGCTGCTTCCCGGGCGCCCCGCGGACTCCCTTGGCGATGAGGTAGAGCTTGCCGGAGCGCTCTTCCACGGCCAACTTGTTCGTCGTGCAGCCTTTCGGTGAAAAAAGGCCCATCTGCCCGAGACGGCCGGGCTTGAAGGGCATCTTGTTGAATGCGTTCGTTAGTTCGACCAGCCCGAAGATGTTCGAGCCGAAAACGTCAGCCAGCAATGAAGGCATTGCGATTCTCCTTGTGAGGCCAAAAAGAAAGGGGCGTGCGCACTCCGAAGAGTTCACACGCCCCTGTTACAAGCGTGACGGTAACAGCGTCTTAGAGGGAGCTACCCTCGACGCCCGTCTCTTTGGCTGACCGCGTCAGCGGCCCATTGGTTCGTCAAAACTCCACGCCGCTCATGTGCGGCGGTCTACGTTCAGATCGTCTCTACGATGTCCGGTTCCTCGCGGGCAACGATGCCGACCGCCTTCAGTTGGGCGATGCAGTCATCCTTGATCCCGTTTCCGAAGTCGAGCTGGTTCACATCGACTACTGCGTGACGGACGAGGAAAAGCCCTTTCGTGGTCAGCACGCCGCCCGCGGTCGTAACCGCAGCAAGGCAGATCGCTTCGGCAAGGCCGCCTGCGGCCGGTCCGCCCTCGGTAGTCTCAGCGAATGACGCGGCAGTCCAGCCCGTGGCGAGCGTGGCGAACGTGACGAGCGGCCAGTTTCGCCCCTCCCAGACCTCGCCATCGAAGGTGAACGTGATGTCACCCGTGTCCATATCCGTGCCCGCAACGGTGATCGACTCATCGGGGATCACAGGCGTCTGAAGGGCGAACGCGGTATCGAGTGCAGCCTCGATGACCGAAGCATTCGCGTTGTACGCGATGCCTGCCGTGGTCATCGTCCCGCCGTTCGGCAACGGCACAGTCAGCGTGAATGTGCCCGCGCTTCCCGTGCCCGTGATCGTCGCGGTCTGGACCTCGTCGGTTGCCGCGACGACGCGACCGCCTGCGGTCGTGCGCGTGATCGAGACGTCTTCCTCGGCGGTAAGCCCCTGAGAGTTGAACTGAATCAGGTCCCAGCCCTCCCCCTGATAGGCCACGCCGGAAAAGGTAAAGGTCATCGCCGTGATAGCCGTACCGCCAACGACGATACTGGCTCCGAACGGTGTGGTGTCCACGCCTGTCTGAATGCCAGCCGTGTTCGCGTTGTACGCAATCGGGTTCGTCCACACTACGCCGCCATCCGGCTGTGGAATTCCCAGTGTAAACGAACCGGCCGACACTGACCCGGTAATCGCGATCGCCTGGACCTCGTTGGCATGGGTCCCTAGCGCCTTCATGCGGCCGCCTGCACCGCTCGTGCAGACTTCACCGATCACGAGCGCTTGGCTCGCGTCGACCAGCTTGGCCTCCCGGCTGAACCTCGGGATCTCGTATCGCACGACATCCGCGAGAACTTTACCCGCTGTTAGGGTAGACATTTGTGCTCTCCTTTCGTGAGGTATCCGTTGTTAGTCGCTTCCTGTGAGAACGGTTACCTCACGCGGTCGCGTACTGTTTCTTCCGGGCGCCGATGACCTTGTCCCACTTCTCGCCGGCCTTGTCGTCGTCGTTGCCCTTGGGTCGACCGAGTTCCAACGTCTGCGGACCCGTCTGCTCTTTCAACGTGACCGGGTCGTTTTCGGCGATGACCTTCATCCAGAAATCGAAGTCGTCGGGTGATCCGTGCGACAAGTCGAGAGTCAGCGCCTCGCCGTCGATCTTCGCTTTCTTGACGACATCGCGCATAGCCGGTGTCAGCCGCGCGGCGCCGACCAGCCCGTTGAGCACCATCACGCGGTTCTTGTGCGTGAGGGATAGCACGAGCGGGTCGATCGGCGGCGGCTCGTCGCCCGCTGGCTTCTTGCTCGCCTTTTCCAGTTCTTTGACCTTGAGCGTCGCCGCGTTCGCTGTCTCCGTTGCCTTCTTGGCCGCCTCGGTGAGCGTACCGACGTGGCTGAGGATCAGCTTGGCCGCGTTCTTGTCGGTCAATTCCTCGTCGATACCGATGTCGGCACCGAGTTTCTTCCAGTCCATCGTAGTTCCTTTCGTCTTGAAACTTGCCGCTATCGGCATGAATGCGTCCAGCCCCGGCACCACTGGCACCGGGGTAAGGGATATATGCGTGATCGGTCTGACGTACCGGTTGTTCTTGCCGTCCGTCCACTCCGGTGGGGACTGCAGCGACACGTCATTCCGCTTGACCAGATTCTCAACGTCCCGGTCGGAGAGTTCGCACGCCATGACCAGCGTGTCGCCCTCGACGAACAGGTCTTCCACCCAGCCGCGATTGTCCGCCGCCTTCTCGCTGTGGTCGACGGGAATGGGCACCTTGACGCCGTTCCGCCGCATCTCGTGGAACGTCGCCGCCCAGTGCTTCAAGGTTTCTCCGGTGATCGCGAAATCCTGGTTGTCAGATTCCTTGTGGTATTGCCCAACCTTGATGACCTCCTTGCGGTAGCGGCGGGTGGTCGCCCCGTCCTGCCCCACCGTGGGGGCGGACAGGCCCAGGAACGGCTTGTGATCCAGCTGCAGGAATATGTCAGGCATCACGTCGGTCCCTTTCTGCCGCAAAGCCAATGTCGTTCCTGGGTTCTTGTTGCGCGTGGGCCAAGTCCAACAGCGCCCTCACCTCCCTGCGGCGCTTGTCAATAGCCTCCAATTCCTTCTTGACTCGCTCCACGGGAGGCGCCTTTGGCACACGGAATCTACTCGGCATCGTCATTTCACGCTCCGCAAAACCGGCGGCTCCGGGTCGCCGAACAGCCTGCCAGGATTGAACGCAAACCCCTTATCCGCACCGGGCACCACGTCCTTCCCGTCGACCTCGACCATTGCCGGTGGTCGCACGATCTCTTCCCCCTCGTCGAATATCTCGATCGCCTGGCAACGGCAGGCCCAGCCGTTCGGTGGGAAGATCACGTTCCACTGGGGGTCCTCTTTCGGCAGCGTCACGCCGTCGAGCCCCACGTGCTCAGGCCGTACCCGGTCGTCACCGACCGTGACGTACTCGTATCCCCAGAGAATCTCCTGCACAGCCGGGTGATTGTTCGCGTGCCACCGGCCGGCGGAGTACGCCATTTGCGTCTGAGTCCTGAAGATCGCCTCCAGGGTGAAGCTGTTTTGGGGGGTGAGCCCGGACGCCTTGAACGCCTTGCGCAGTTCCTTCACGCCGTCGCGGACGTGCATCCCCCGAGCCTGTGCGACAATCAGCGCCTGCTGGACCCGTTTCTCGACCGCGGTCTCGGCGGTCTTTACTACCGTCACGGCCTCGGCGGCATACGCTTCCTGGATGCGGGCCTCCGCTTCCGGTGACAGGTCGAACCGCTTCTTGAGGGTCTTCAACGCCCCCTCGTAGGCCGCACTGGCCAGGGAGAGCGGCTGCCGTAGTTCGGGGCGGCTGACACCCGCTCGGAGGATTCCCCGGTAGTGGGCGGCCAGCATGGCATCCCGAACAAGCGGCACCATGGGCTCTAGGAGGCGTTGCAGGGTGCGTACAGCGTCCTGTCGTCGGCGAAAGGCCCATACCGTAGCGTTCTGAGCCTTGAAGCCGATTCGGCGCGCAGCAGCGAGACCCGGCCGAAGAATCCCCCCAAGATCCCGGTCGTGGGCAAGGGCCTTTCGTCGTGCTGTCGCGCTAACGCTCATTCTCTCGGTACACCTTCCGTGCAGTCGCTGCGTCTTTGTCGTCTGCCTCTACACCCGGCTCAGCGGGCCCGGGTTTCGCCTCCAGTGCGGGCACGTCGTCATCGTCCCCGACCACCTCCTCGCTCTTGGGGAGCCCGAGCATGTCCAGCAAGGCATCGATATCCAAGCCTCCGAACGTGTCTCCGTAGCCGTGGGGGGTCTTCGCAACCTCGGCAAACATAGTGCGGATGAACGCCTTTTGCGCGTCGGCCAACGGTGCGGCCACAAGCCGGATCGTCCCGCGCGCATCCTCGCCGAAGTTCAGGGCGAGTAGCTGGTCGATCACGTGCCAGTTGACGTGGCGGGTAATGTGCCGGTGCGTCAGGTCCGCGTTCGTAACGGCCAGCTCAGCGTGTTCCCCGGCCTCGGCTTTGGTCCCGAACATGCCCTCGAGGATCGCACGCTCCGGCCACAGCAAGCCGCGGGCCTTTAGTGCGTCAAGGTAGGCGAGGCGATCGCGGAATCCGGGCTGCCGACTGCCCTTGTCTTCCAGCAGCGAGATTTCCCATTGCTTTTGCGGTGCTCCGTCTGGACCGGGCACCAGGGACTTCGGCGTCACGATCCCCTTGCCCGCTTCCAAGCCGTCACACAGCGCCTTGGCGTGCGTGTAGTTGGCGGTCTCGACCTCGTCCTCTGGGGTATTACCTGGAGGGTATTCCACGTGAGGCTGACACCCGGCAACCTTCTGGTCATAGTTGGCGGCCCCGGCATCCGCAGCAATCCATCGGTTGTATGCCCCCCGGATGTTTTCGAGCAGGCTTTGCCCGTGCCATTGTGTGCCCTCGACCCGGAACGAGATCAGCAGCGAGTTCTCCAATGGGAGATCGAACTGCCCCTGTCGGAAGCCTGCGAAAGCCCCGGTCACCTCGTCGATAAGGATCCTGGTGATGTCGTGGAACAAGGGCTTTAGCTTGGTCAATACGACGTTGCCATCCTTGATGTCAAACACCTTCTCGAACGGCTGCCAGCCGAAGTCACAACCGCCCTCGAGAGCCGTGCCGACGATCAGCTCGCGGATCGGCACAAGCTGGTCTTGGATGTACTTGACCCGCTCGTCGTCAACCTCATCATCGGACTCGACCATCCATTCTCCGGCCACGATCACGGCTATGCTGAGCGCCCGGGCAAGGGCGATCGTGGGGTCTTTCCGCATCGTCCGGTACGTGCTATAGGCGACGGGTAGCGGGAACTGTACGGGGAACAGCATCCAAACCGGGTAGTCCATCGCGTCTGCCATGTGCCCGGCGTCGTGCCCCCGGTCTTCAGGCTCACACGTCCCCGGCTTGTATGCCCGTGTCCGCAGGTCTTGGCGAAGATGCACGCACTCGGGGTCAACGAACATCCGGCACTCGCCGTTCGCATTTTTGAACATGGCGTTTGTCGACGCGAACCTGTCCTTCAGTGCCGGGTTGGCCTTGGGATACCGGACGATCCGCCCGGCCTTTGTGAAACGGTCATCGTTGTAAATGTGCGCGTAGTCCGTCATCGAAGCGGAGGTCTTGCGTGAGGAGCCGGTCGCATCACCGAAGAACTGGAACCCGCCCGTGTGCTGCTGGTATCTTGCCCAGAGCGCATCGAGCGCCTTCGGCGTGCTGGCATCCCGCATCCACACCTCACCGATCCACTCCATCGCCTTGGGTCCACGGCGTTGCCCGATCACCCACGCCATCGGGTCCACGTTGAAGTCGCTGCCGACGATCAGCGGCAGCTTCGGATCGTAGGAGCATCGACGGACACAAGCCTCGTCATCGTAGCAGTGGTAGATTCCGCCGCCCGCCGTCTGGAACATCGCATCGAATTGCTCGGCGTAGTCCTTTGGATCAAGGGTCGCGCGGGCCTGCTCCAGTGCCTCCTTCGGTACGATGTCCGAACTGGGCCACGTGTAGCCCATGGCGCCCTTGATGTTGCCCGCACGAGCCGCCTCGAAATAATCCCGGTACTCGATCGCTGACCGCCCCGTCCGCTTGGGTACGCCGATCCGCCAACACCAGCCGCTCCTCCAGGACAAGGCCGGTAGGAGGTTCAGATCGAACGTCTTGGGAACCAGGTCACAGGACTCGTCGAGTACGCCTCCGTTCCACTGGATGCCCTCCAGTCGCTCGGGGCGTTCCAGTCCGAACAGCGTCAGCCGCGAGCCGAACTTGGTCTCGATCGACAGTTCACTTTTGGAGACATCGCGGTCCGCATGGGCAATCCAGCTTTTCGGGATCAGGCCAAGCAGGTCATCCCACGCCGTCCGCTTGGCCTGCGGTCGGGTCGGAGCCCCGTAGAAGTACAGCCGCGGGTTGCCAAATGGGGCGATCGGATCGTACATGAGCGACTGCGCGAGCTTGCGTTTGGCGAGTTCCGTTTTCCCCGAGCCCCGGCCGGCGGGTACGGCCTTGAAGCGCACGGGGTCCGTCCACACGTCCCACTGGATCGGGTGGTAGTTGAGCGTGGTCCACGCTGGGGTCAGCCCCAGATTCGGACCGATGCCGTGCTCAGTTGTGGGGGTTGTCGCTACCACGTCAGTCGGACCCGCTCCATTCGATTCCGTCTTCGTCCAGCAAGTCATCCCTGCGCATCGTCAACTCGCCACCGTACACGATCTCCAGGCACGGCTTCCCGTCACCCCCGCGCCACTGCTCGCTCGTCAGCAGCCAATCCAGGGCGTCTTCGATCTCAGCCCGTGACGCATCGTCCTGGCACGAAATCGCCCAGTCGCCGGCCTTGTCGTACAAGCTAGACCACGCCATGCGGCCGAGCCGGACGAGGGCTATGAGGTACGTCTCCCAGCCGGAGCCGATGATCGTCCAGTTGGTGCGGTCGGGGTGTGTCATGCTCGGCATTCCTTCGCTCTACGCCTTCTTGCCCATACCGAGCCGCATCGTGATGCCCGTCAGCGGCCCCAGGACCGCCATGATCCACGTGTACACCTCCAGCGTCATCCACTCGGCCTTAACCGCAATGGACAGCACGCCGATAGCGAGACACCCGATGATCGTTTTCAAGTTCTTCAGCGGTTCGTTCATTCGTCGATCTCCAAAATCACGGTCCCAATAGGCGTCGGCACGTGCGCTTGGGGTGCGGATGCCTGCCGGTACTCATGCGTATGCCGTGCGTACAAGTGCACGTGCAGGTCGCCGCGGACGCACCCCGTCGCCAAGCACATACCCAAAGCGCCGACGCAGAGCAACGCCAGCACCCAGAACAAGTCCCAGCGATGCCGCGAGATCCAGCCAGTCAGGTTTTCCCATCGTTGCGAGAACATCACTCACTCCACTCCGCTACGGCCCTTGTGTCGGCTCCCAGTTGCACGACCTGCAGGCCGGACACCACATCCCGTCATCCACATGGATATCCACCACAAGCAACTCGCTAATCTCTCCGGCCCACTCGCAATCGCAGCATCGCACAGCCCCATCCTTGCCCCCCAAGGGCTCGGCGTTGGACGGACAACATTTACGCGGATCACACGTCACATTCATGGCATCGTCTCCGCTACGGCGTCGGGTCGTACAGAATCTCGCACTTGAACGTCGCCGCAGTGGCGCCCGCGTTGGTCAGGTACAGCGCCGTCACGTCCGCCGTCAGCTTCGTGCTGGCCTGCCCGTACAGGTCGGCATTCCACACGTACGGCACATTCGCTGCTAGGGTGATCGTGTCGTCCGGCACCGACGCGCTGTTGGTCTCGACCGTCAGGTCCTGGTCCGAGACCATAATCAGGCTCGTCAGTTGGGAGATATCGATCGACAGCAGAACCTCCTTGTCGGTCGTGGTGCCCGCGACCTCCACCTCCACGCTCGTATCCAGCTCTTCCTCGTACGTTTTCTGGCCGCTTACTACAACGCCACCGGCGTTCACTTCTATTTTGACCTTGTGGTACTTGGCGCTCACTGCTCTATCTCCTATCAGGGTGCTACGATCACGTCGTGCACCACGAATTCGTACTCAGTCGTGCGGTGTTTGTTGCCCGCATCCGTCTCCAGATACGCCTGGAGCTTGGCGTCCCCGGCCACTGCGAACGTCTCCGCCGTGCTGACGAACTTGATCAGCCCGTCACTCCCGTTCGTGACGAAGTCGGCGTCATGGGCGATCACTTGATCGTCCTTCAACTGGACATACACCTTGCGGGTCGTGGCGTCGGACACGTCTTCGGCCGTGGTGGTCCCCGCCTGATTGATCAGGATCTCGATCACCGTTCCCACGTCGCCCTTGTGTATCTTCTCGGTGCCCACGATCAGTGCTCCGTCTCGACGGTCATGCTCGGTGCCCGTGACAGTTCCACGCTGAACCGATACGACTCCGCGTGCTCCACCTCGATACGCACGCCTGCGCCATAGGAACGGTTTTTGTCCCCAACGAATCCGCGAGTGATCCCAACCTCCACGTCGGCGGTTCGTGATGTCTGTACGCGGATCATACGGTCCTGCTGACCTCCAATTCGACGCGAGGGGTACGGGATACCTCGACCGGCAGCACCATCGGGGGGGTGCCGTCCGTCATGCCGGCAGCCGTCGTCGTCAACTCGAGCAACGCCGTACCCTGCAGCGCTTCCCGTTGCGAGAGTTGCCCGTCTGTGGTCAACCCCATGCTGCACGTACCGCCCATGCCTTCCCGGCAGGCCAGCTCCCCGGTCGTACTCACTTCCCACACGGCGACCCCATGCAGACTATGCCGCTGGCTGAGCTCCCCAGCCGTCTGAATCGCCATCGATGCATTACCGGAGAGGCCCAGAGTGCACGACAGTAGCCCCACCGCTGATAGCGTGATCTCGGAGACGCCTTCGCACCCGTGGCGAGACGACAGGGCGGCCGTCGTATTGAGTTCGATGAGGCACGTTCCCTGCATGGGATCGTTGACCGACAGCGACCCATCGGTAGACAACGCAAACGTCGCTTCACCAGCAAGCCCTTGACGTTCTGACAGAGCCCCGTCCGTACCTACTTCCAGCATGACGGTCGATGCGAGGCTACAACGGGCACTCAGGTCTGCGGTGGTTGTGAGTTCTATATCGCAGGTTCCGACCATCGCGTGCCGAATCGAGCCAGCCGCATCCGTCGTTAGGTCGATCGCACTAGCCCCCTCAAGGGCGCCACGAACGGAGAGTGCTGCCGCCGTGCCGATGGTTATCGCGCACGTCCCGACCATTGGATCGTTGACCGACAAGCTCCCAGCCGTGGTCAGTTCGATCTCCGCTGCGCCCGCCATCGCCTGCCGGTGGGACAGTGCCCCATCGGTGTCGACTGACAACGCACTTGTGCCCGCTAGGGCTGAACGCTCCGACAGGTCGGCGGCTGTCGTGACTGCGAGGGCTGCACTCCCAGCCATTGCGTGGCGCATGGACAGCGACCCTTCGGTGGTGAGCGATATGCTACATTCGCCCTGTAGTGTTGTTTTCTTGGCTAGGAAAAACTGAAACAGCATGGCTAACCTATGGTCGTGCCTAGATCGTCGATCTCAAATTCCGGCGTAGAGCCCACCCTCGGCAGGTGCTCATTCGCGAGCGTGCCATAGAACAGGTGGTTGCCGCCGCTCGCTGCATCACAGGCAGCCCAGTGAGTCACCGTACAGCCGGTGCCGGTCAGTAACTTTGGGAAGCTCAGCTTCGTAGCGTTGCCAATCCTGCCGGCAGCCTCCGTCGACCAGTCGCTCGGGGCCGTGGCCACCCGGGCATATTCGTTGTACTCGCCGCTGGTCGGCTCCGTGATTGACGAGCCCGTGTCGGCGTCCACCGGAGCCACAGTGCATAGCGCCACGTAGATCGTGGGTGGTGCGCTCAGCACGCCTAAGGCGCTGGTCTTCTGAAACAGCGCGGCCACAAGGGCGTTTTCGAGGTAGTTACTCGCTTGGCTCATTGGATTACTCCGTGATCCCCGTTACTCCCCGTCCGTTTCCTCTTCCCCGCCCCCTCGTCTGAGCGAGTCGTGTATGGCCTGAAGGTGCGTATTGAGTTCGGCGAGCTCCTCAGACCCACCGCCCGGACGGTCCGCCGTGAAGGGTTTGCCGTCCATCCGCTCGATGATGAACATGAGCGCCGCGCGTCGGTCCTTCGGAGACAGCTTGCCACCGGGGTCGACTGCGGCATCGAAGATGAGCCGTGCAGCAAGCTCGAGCCGCGTGGCTTTGTTTTCGCCCTTGCCGACCCGCTCCCCGCCGATCTTGATGAGCAGCTCACGGAAGGTCTGCTTGTGCGACGGCCGCCCCTTTGGGTTGCCGGACTGGCCAGGTTTCCAGCGAGTTTCTTTCGGCGGGAGGGGCCTGCCGTTGGCCTGTTTTTCAGGGCTACTTTCCGGCTTGGCGGCTTTTCGCTGTTGGATGCGTTTCCCGTTGCGCTTCTTGCCGGCCACATCCGCTGATCCCTCTGCGGTACGCGCGAAAAAGAAGGGGGCGTCCAGGTCTCACAACCCAGACGCCCCCGTAACAGGCGTTCGCGGTTACGGCGCTACTCGCCAGCGTCCCGACGAGCTACGCCCGATTTCTTTTTCGCGGGACGGGTTACGTCCCTACATGATCTATACGCTTACCCTGGACTCCGTGTCAAGGGGCGGCACCAATTACGAGCGCCCGCTTGCCGAGCATTTCCTGAAGGGCCTCTCTACTGGGGCAGGTTTCCGAATGGCAAGCCCGCCATTTCAGAAATTCCCGCCGCTCAGGCATCGCGCGTCTCCAACAGGCTCATTGGATCACCCCGAGGATCACGAATTCATCGCCGTTGGCCGGGGGCTCCGTAAAGGCCGGATTGACCAAGATAGATTTATATGCGCCCGTGTACCCCGTAATCTCTCGACCTTGCCCTTGCAGGGTTCCGTCTCGGAATACCAGTGCGCACGAGACGTAGTGGCCATCGGTCACTTCTCCGAGGTTCGTATCAAAGTAATTGTCCTTCGGCAACATGTCGGAAACAGCCCCAAACGTCAAAACGCAATTGAATTTCTTCTGTGTGTTGAAAATCTCGGCGATCGCCCCAACCGTCTGCAATGTGATCTCCGCCGACGAGCCCCCGTGATTCGCCGAATCGGCAAGAATCGCCTCCGGTACGGCCGTATCCAGGTCAAAGGCATGTGCGGCACCGGCGTGCCCATAGGTCTCGATGATAACGAGCTGATCCTCCCACTCATGCGGGGTCGTCTGGTCGACGAGCAGGATCACCACCCGAGCCGCTTCCATCTCGGTCGACGAGAGGCTGATCCGCACCAACCGAGATGCCGCCGGCGTCACTGCGGGAAGGGTAGCAAGGTTCGCGAGCGCGCCGCCGTCCTTAGACACCTTCGCATCCCCCGCTGCCAGCGTCGGCGAACTCTTGTAATCCGTGTCGTTCCCCGCGATCAAGACAAGCCCGTCGATCGTTGCCGCCGCCCCGTACTTTCGCAGGAATGCGCCCATCAGAATATCCCTCGCCCGTTACCACGCCCGACGCCGCGGGCCATGCCGCGCTCGAGCTGCACTGAACTCGGCGGACAGTACAGGATGCAGACCTGGGCATCAAACAGCGTTACGGCGCGTCCATGACCGCCGGCCCCATCCCCGGAGAATCCATACTGCGCATAGTGCCCCGTCTTGGGAACGTCTGCATCGGCCTCTGAGACGATGAGGTAATACGCCGGCACAGTCACTTTGCCGATGGACTCCGTCGACGTGTTGTCGACGTCCGGATCGCCGTAGGGCGTCTTGCCGTAGTGGACCGCGATCGAATTGCCGATCGGCATCAAGGGGGCCTCGATGCGAAACAGCCACGTCGCCCCGACAATGTACTCGTCATCGGCAATCCGGGGATCGCCATACGGGCCGGGTATCATGCCGCCGTCGCTCGAATCGGTGGTCACGACGCCCTTGTCACCCTTCCCCGTATACTTGCCGTAGTTCACATCATTGAACGGAGCCTCGCCGCAATCATTCCACTGGCCTGCATCGAGGTCCTGACCGATGTCCGGCGTAGCAGACGCTCCGCGGTTCTGGTAGCCGAACAGCTCGAAGGTGTCCGGGTAGAAATCGGTTATGTCTGAGCAGCCGCTCCGAACGTAGCCACCCCACGTGCGCATCGTGCACGGGCTTAAACCGCCGCCGCCCTGAGAATCCAAATAGAATTGCAGATCGTTTGTCAATCCTCCTGCATCGAAATCCTCACCGCTGACATCGAAGACTTTGGCCTTGTCCACGTAGACAATGACCGCCCCGGGATCTCCGTGCGTGTACAGCAACTTGATTAGGTGCCACGTATTCGGCTGGAGCATGCCCGTACTACTCTCGCCTATGGTATCTGCGTTGGCGTCGAGCAATCGGAGGATGCCGCCGTCCGCGATCCACAGGTAGAGGTGGTCTACCCCCTTGCTCTCGCGGATCGTCGCAAATGCCCAGTTCGGGCTCGGGCTGGTGTTCGAGAACCGTATCCAACACGCGATGGCGTGCTTGTCGTCTGCGTTGGGCCACAGTGCCGTCGCGGCCTCCGCGTCACTGCCGGAGCCGAACTCCGCGACATAGGTATGCCCAGGACGCGGCGGGGCGGGGCTCGTGACGAACGCGACCTGGTCTGAACCTGTGGCATCGACCAATTCGCCTATCGACCCGCTCTCGAAACCCCAGGCTGTCCTCAGTGTCGGCATCCAGTCAGCTCAAAGTAGGGGGCGCCCGGTGCGTCAAGCCGGGCGCTGATCCCCGTAGTAGGGCTCGCCGGAGACTCACACGACGAACCCGAAAACTCTCAGCGACGGCGCGGTGTGCTCGAGCCGCGCCGGCGGGAACGAACGGGCCATACGCCCGCTCTACAGGCAGACTAGCAGGGGCAGGACTCGAACCTGCGACCTCCGGATTATGAATCCGACGAGCTGCCATCTGCTCTACCCCGCAATCTGAACACGGTGGCCATCCGCCCAGCGTCGTGCGCCACGCATCGCGGATCGTTCAGATGCATACGGCTTCTGTCCGGCCACCCAGGCCCACTCCATACGAATATGCCACAGCCACCCGCCGCGCGTCGATGGACTGACTTCAACGCTGCCCTTGTCCCACCTACCCTCTTCGCACAGAATACAGCTACACCCCTTTACCGGGCGTGCTTTATGATCCCTGCTTTTCGCCATCTGCTCTACCCCGCATCAATAACCATAGACGTCGAAACACGCGCCTGCCGTTTCGGGCCACCGCCACATCGCTAACGACTTGATGCGCACCCAGCCGGTTCCTTCGCACGCCCGCATCACGTTCGCCCGCTCTTCCACCGTTGGCGGGTATACCCGCTCGATATACGAGTCGCAATCCTCTGTAATCGTACTACCTGGCTCCCGCACCAGGCTGGCAACGCGACGCCCTTTGCCTTTCGGAATTGACGTGTTGCTCCTTATCAGAGCTCGGAAACTGCCGCCCGGCTGGTTGGTGGCCCGCAGTGCGAGCTGCACGTCCGCGATATGCTCATACCCGAAATCCTCCGCCAGATCCTGAAGCGATACATAGTCCGGGTGTGGGGGTATAGAGGCCAGCAACTCGAGTGCCGGGTTGTACTCCTCGTGCTCCGTCGCAAGGTCAATCATTTCGCCGTAAGCTCCCTCAACACGTCTCTACCCAAAGCCTCCAGATCACGAACACATCGAACGCAATACCGGGCAGGAGGATGGCGATTGCCACGGCCGCGCCTACCGTCCTGGATTCACCGTCGCTCATCGGACCCCAAACTCCTCCGCCCGCGCCGCCCGGAACTCCGGCGGGTCGGCCCGGAATTCACGTGTCAATTTCGCATACGCAGGCCAGTACATCCGCGTGAATATCTCCCACCGCATACCGGGCGACGCGAAGTACGTGCCGCCAAGCGGCGGCATACGCGGCACCCAGATCAACTCCTTCCCGCGCCACATCGAATCCTGCAACACCGTGACCTCGCCGCCCGAGGGCTGGTTCCACGCGCCGTCTTTGAAGGCGCAGATCGGGCCGTCGATCAAGGCGGACGACACCCAGTATCGCCACAACGGGTCATCCATGCGGGTCGGTTCCCAGTCATGTTTCGGCCCGCGCTTATCCGGCCCCGTCTCGTTCACGCGCCGGTAGTCGGCGTAGAGCCGCTGCCACTCCGGCACGATCCGCGTGTAGCGGTCCATCGGAACACCACCCCACTCGTCATCGCTATCCCGCAGTGTGTGATGTGCAGCACCCTCTCGCTGCCCCGGCGTGATGCTCGTGTGACAGATGGTCGTCAGGCCCAACGCCTTGACCGCCCGCATAAACCACATGAGGGTCTGCGGATCATGGCTCATACCCTCGTTGTCGAAGTAGATGACCTGCCAGCCATGCCGCCGAATTTCGTTCAGTGCGTCGAGCGGCGTCAGATCCGCATTCCGCCAAGCATGCCCGTTGAGGTACCCGCCGACACGGATGCCGACCATCCGCAGGGCTCGCATCGCCTTGTCGACAAGCTTGGGATCGGCGTAGTGGTAGCCAATGACTGGGCGCCGCTTGACTATGTTCTCGCCTGGTGTGTCATCGCTCGTCGGCTGCTCTCGATTCTCATACAGGTTCTCGAACATGACCGCCACGCCGACGCGATGCTCTTGCAGCTCTCGTAGGTTGTCGACGTCCAAGCACCAGTCCAACTGTCTCTCGCTCGTCAGGATCAGCACGTGCGGCTTGGCGCCCTCACCGAAGAGTCGCTCCCAAATATCAGACATTACGAAGCTCCAGGTTCCAACTCACGTTTCAGGTATCCGCACGCAGCGCGCACAATCCGATACGCCGTCTCCCAGTATGCGGCCCGCAGTGCCGGCTCTTCGTGGCCATTCGCCTTGGCCTTCTCGATCTCGGCCCACTCCATCAAGTGCTCCGCCCAGTCCGAGACACTCACACCCGGTGGCTTTGCGAGCCGTTCCATGATTGTCCGCTGGTCCGGTGTGCGCACTACATCGCTCCTCGGCGGAGGGCGGGACGGGGTGCGTTGGGGTG